GAGATGAGTATTATATTGGTCAAGAAAATCAAATTTTGGCTAGAATTAAAAAAGAAATCAAAGTAGAAGATATTTTGGCAGAAACAGAAGTTACACCCGAAGAAAAACAAATATTAGAAAATGAGTAAAATTATAGAATTTGGCCCTGAAGCTAGAAAACAATTAGTAGAAGGAATAGATACTATAGCAAACGCTGTGGTATCAACATTAGGTCCCAATGGTAGAAATGTAGTAATTTCTAAACCAAATGATTATCCTCAATCAACAAAAGATGGGGTAACAGTAGCAAAAAATATTTCATTAGAAGACCCTATTCAAGAATTAGGAGTTCAAATGCTTAAACAAGCAGCTATTAAAACAGCGGATAATGCAGGAGATGGTACAACTACTTCTACCTTATTAGCTAGAGAAATGGTTAAAGCAGGTTTGTCAGCTTTAGATGATGAGGCAAATGCTGTAGATATTAAAAGAGGTATAGATGCTGCTGTAGAGCAAGTTATTACCCAACTAAGAAGCATAAATGAAGATATTTCCTCTCCAGAACAATTAGAACAAATTGCTACCATTTCAGCTAACAATGATGAAACAGTAGGAAAACTTATCTCTAGAGCTATGGAAAAAGTAGGTAGAGAAGGAGTTGTTCATATTGAAGAATCTAAAACAGGAGAAACATATTTAGAAACTGTTGAAGGAATGCAGTTTGATAGAGGGTTTAAATCCCCATATTTTGTTACTAATAATAATAATATGACTTCAACTCTAAATGAAGTTTATGTATTAGTAGCAGATCATACCTTTACACAGGTAAAAGAATTACTCCCAATATTAGAAGGAGTATCAAACACTAATAAATCACTTTTAATTATTGCTAAGGATATAGATAGTGAAGCTTTAGCTACTCTTATTGTAAATAAAATGAGAGGTACATTAAAGGTATGTGCTGTTAAGGCTCCTGATTTTGGAGATAGACAAAAATTAGTATTAGAAGATATAGCTACATTAACAGGTGGTCAAGTATTTTCTAAAGAAAAAGGAATGAAGCTTGAAAAGTTTAGTTGGGAATGGTTTGGTGAAGCTAGAGTAGCTACTATTACTAAAGAAAAAACAACAATTGTAGATGGTAAAGGTAGTGAAGAAGCAATTTCTCAAAGAGTAGAAGAATTAGCCACTCAAATTGAAAATGCCCAAACACCATTTGAGATGGAAAGACTACAAGATAGAATGGCTAAATTTGTTGGTGGAGTAGCAATTGTTCATGTAGGTGGAAATACTGAAACTGAAATGAATGAGAAAAAAGATAGAGTAGATGATGCTCTTAATGCTACAAAAGCAGCCATTGAAGAAGGAATACTTCCAGGTGGTGGAGTTGCTTTATTAGGAGCTTCATTAAAAATAGAATGTGCTGGAAATGAAGATTTTGAATTTGGTGTTAATATAGTTAAAAAAGCATGTAAACAACCATTTCTACAAATTCTAACCAATGCTGGTTATACAGATGAAGAAGCAAAAGAAATATCTTTTACTGTTGAAGACTTAGATTGGGCAGGATATGATATTAAAACAAGTACAAATGTTAATTTAAAAGAAGCAGGTATTATAGATCCATTTAAGGTTACTAGAAATGCTTTACAAAATGCATCTTCAATAGCAGGAACAATTTTATTAACAGAATGTACTATAGTGGATAAACCAAAAGAAACCTCACAATCCCAAATAGACCCAACTATGATGGGCATGATGTAGTATGATTTTAAAATTATTATTTATATTAATTTGTTTTATATTCACAATGATTAAAGAAGAAATATGAAAACAAAAGCTGTAGAAAGAAATGAGTTAATTGCTACTAGAGTACCACCTGGAGACAGGTGGACTTTGGTAGATGATTCAAAAAATGTTGTTTATAAAAATTTAACAGATACTTTGGAAGCATACCTAGATGTTACTAACTTCAAAGGTGAATATAGGTTAGATCCTATTGGAAGTAAATTGTATGCTATACATTATACTGAAGAAGAAGTTAAACCTGAACCTATAAAGAAGTACAACATTTATGGAGATGAATATTAAAAAATGGATAGATTATATAATTGTGGGAAATTAGAGATAAAAACATCAACAATCCCCAATAGTGGGTTTGGGGTGTTTGCTACTGGTGATATTAAAAGGGGGGAATTGTTAGAAGAATGCCGTTATATTTCATATCCTGCTATTAGAACTTATATTAAAATCCTCCCCCACTATAGATTTTATCAAGATAAAAAGAAGCAATTTTTTAGTATAGTTCTTGGGTATGCTTCGATGTATAATAGTAACCCCTCTGGGGTAAACGCATTTTGGACAACCCCTGATATAAAAAAATCCTATTCAAAAAAAATTAATGAAAAAAGAGTTACCATCACCAGAAATTATCAAGATTGTTTTGCTTTTTTTGCACTCAAAGATATTAAAAAAGGAGATGAAATTTTCACAAATTATGGTTATAAAATAAAAAAATGAAAGATCACACATTATTAGTTGAAAAATATCGTTCTAACACTCTTGATGAATATGTAGGTAATAACCATATTAAAACTCAAATACAAAAATATTTAGATCAAGATGACATTCAAAACTTTATTTTCTATGGACCTGCTGGTACAGGTAAAACTACTCTTGCTAAACTCATTGTTAATAATTTGGACTGCGATTACTTATACATTAACGCTAGTGATGAACGTGGGATCGAAACTATTAGGGATAAAGTCACCAACTTCTCAAGTACTGCTTCGTTTCGACAGATTAAAGTTGTCATACTCGACGAGGCAGATTTCCTCACAATTCAAGCGCAAGCGTCTTTAAGAAATGTAATAGAAACATTTTCAAGAACCACACGTTTTATTATGACGTGCAATTTTATAGAAAGGATAATAGATCCATTACAATCAAGATGTCAGGTACTAAAAATAATTCCACCAAGTAAAAAAGAGGTAGCAAAACATTTAAATAAAATCCTAATAGAAGAAATAGGAAAAGGATGGAATGTAGACTTTCTCGTTAACATAGTTAACACCCATTATCCGGATATACGAAAAATGTTAAACACCATTCAATTATCAATTAAGGATGGTAAATTAGAGGTAGATGAATCAATTATGGTATCATCTAACTATACAAAACAAATTATAGCGGAGCTAAAAAATAAGAAAACAGATTATAGAAAATTAAGACAAATAATAGCAGATTCGGGTGTTAAGGATTTTGAGGGATTATATAGAGCATTATTTGATTATGCTTCCGAGTATGCAGTAGGTAGAGAAGGTAGTGTAGCAATGATTTTGAATGAGCACCAATATCATTCAAACTTTAGAATAGATAAAGAAATTAATATAGCAAGTGCATTAGCAAAAATAATAGAAATCAAAAAACCACAAGTAATATGAGTACTTTTAAACCAGGTAAAAAAATAGTAGCTAAAAAATTTTTTGACACAAAAACTAAAATGATGTGTGAACATGCCTGGGAATGGGCAAAAAAAGATGGGGCTTTAAATGTTGGAGAAGGGGATTGTCTTTGGAGAACAGGATTAGCCTATATAACATGGAAAGAACCTTTAATGAAAGAAGGTATCTTAGAATGTTATCGTGCGTTTGGGGAGAATCACCACTTCAAAAAGAAATGGTATCAAGCATCAAGACATACTGGAAGATATGGAGAAGATGATGTATCGAGAGATCAAACAATTATGTCTCTAGCTGCTTTGAAAGTAAATAATGACTATGAAGAATTAAATGAAATAGCTAGCCATTTGCCATATAAACTTTCAAGAAGATTTATAATGGGTCCCGGAATGTGGGCATGGGTTAAAACTTTAACTAACACTAAACATTATAAGTTTTTTACTAATTTAACATGTGGTTTAGGTTTAGTAGAAAAGTCCGTAGCTATCATTCTTAATAAACTTATTGCAAAAATAAACGGGTTTAAAAGAAATAAAATAAAGAACAATGACTACACTTCTAGAGTACATTATGATATTAAACAGAAACATAATTGGTTTCAAAGACAATTAACAATGGCTTACTGGCCAGGTTTCGCATTCCACTTATCATGTTGGGAAATTTATACTCTACCTACTGATTATAATCCTCTATTAAGAAAATTATATACAAAATTAATGTTAAGTTACTGTGAAAAAGAAAATTATCTATGTAGACTTTTATTAGGTGATAAAACTGTAACTTGGGAAGAAGTAGAAAATTATGAAGCGAGAGAAGGTTTTAGATGGCAAGCATATCTTGATGGAAGTTGGCCTAATTATAATGGTGAAAAATCTCAAGAATGGAAAGACAAGTATTTAAAATATAACCAATTAGACAAAGATTGCTTAATAACAATCTATAATTATATAATAAAATAAAAAATAAAATATGAACAACCCACAACAACAAGGTATTAACATAGATTTTAAAAATACCACAGCAATAGAAGGATTTGATGGAGGATATTTATTTGGTCAAGCTTTTGTATTAAGGAAAGTATCAAAATTTGTAGCTGGAACTGATGAAGATGCAATGCTTCCAATACCTGTATTCTATGATTTAGAAACTAAAAAAATCATACCTGATTCTTTACCTAAAGAATTAAGAGAAGAGTATAAAGATATCTCTATTTAATGAATATTTTATCAAAACTATTTACCCCCCTAAACTCACCCATCAAGGTTAGTAGAAAAAGACATTTTTTAAAAACTATTACTTGGAGAATAGTTGGAACTTTGGATACTATTTTATTATCTTACTTAATAACTGGAAGTGTGAAAATAGGGTTTACTATAGGTTCAATAGAATTGTTTACTAAAATGCTTTTATATTATTTTCATGAAAGATTATGGTTTAGGTTTTCAAGATATGGAATTAAAAAATAAGACAAAAAACATATTTGATTGGCTCCAACACATAACTCTTTACAAAACACCTGTTAAAGAGTTTACGGATAAAGATTGGGATAATTTTAATTCATACATGGTGCATAGATTCATAAGCATGAGCCCATATTACGTTGAAGTCGCTGATTATGCGCAGGGTTTAATGCCAAATAATAAAAAAGAAATATACAATTTTTATAAAGAAATGATACCAAAACGTAAAGTTTGGTTACAATATATTAAAACAAAAAATAAACAACCCAATAAAGAATTAGTAGAGTATATATCTTCTTATTTTGAGGTTGGATCCCGGGAAGCCCTTTCGTATATTAACATAATGGATAAAAAAGTAATTACTCAAATTTTACAAAAAATGGGTTTAGAAGATAAAGAAATTAAAAAGTTATTTAAATGAAAGATCAATTTATTGAAGATTTAGTAGAATCAAGAAAACTTGATAAAGCAGAAAAGTGGAAAGCCGTATCTCAACAAAATCTTGAAATACAACATATTTTTGAAGAAGAGTATCCTGAATTGGCTAAAGAATTTTTAAAGATTCAAGATGAAATGTATACAACATTTGCTCGTAAACATATGGACTATGGTTTACAAAATATTTCATTAGGAGGAGATTTAACTAAAGATAATGATAAGAAATTTTCGTTAACTGGATTAGCTATTAGATTAACTGATAAAGTATCTAGACTAAGAAATCTATTAGTAAATGGAAAAAATTTTGTTGAAGGTGAAGGAATGGAAGACACGTTTTTAGATGTAGCCAATTATGGTATAATTGGTTTATTAGTAGGGCGTGATAAATGGAAAAAATAAATGCCTAAAATTCCTACGATAGTAAAGGAGATACAACAAACTCC